TCCTAGGGCCTCCGCAATGTCCTCGTGTTTTTCTACGAAATGCATAAGTGCTTTCATTGCTGTTCTCCAGTAAAAAAGTTTATTACTTATCTACTAGGTTTTCGCTGCTCACCAGAATCTATTCTTGAATAAATTCCTTCTTCTTTGATGCCCCAGCAGACCCTATTTGAATCTTCCTAGGACGCCTTTCCTCGGGAACCTCTACTCTGGCATACACCACTAGTATTCCGTTCTCTAAATCGGCACCATCTATTACGACAAATTCTGAGAGACGGAAGCTCTTCTCAAATTTGCGGGATGATATACCTTTATAAGCATATTCACGTTCGTCATTTTCAACTTTACCTCTTACCTTAAGAATGCCATCCTTGACTTCAAGTTCAACATCATCTTTAGTAAATCCAGCAACAGCCATCTCGATAAGGAATTGTTCCTCATCGACTTTCACGATGTTGTGTGGTGGGTAATTGTCATTCCCTGACCTAGCGGATGTGTGAATCCTTTCTAGTTCATCGAACAGGCCTTCAAAGCCTACAAAAAGTGAACGAGGTACGTTCAAAGTATTTCTAACCATCTTATTTCCTCCTATTATTAAGCAAGGGTTATTAATATTATGAGACCCGGTTATCCGGCATCTCGGTTTTATTTATAAGATTTTTTATCTTATATGTGTATTATACCAGGTTTTAATTGATTTGTACAGTGTTAATTAGTCTCTAGGACCAAAATATTTTTCCCACGATGTTGAAGGTTGAGGGAATTGTACTAAATTTAAAGTATCGGGTTTATATCCATCTGGCCAATAAGGTAAGTCAATCCAAGGGATTAGATAATCATCGATGTGATGCAATTTTCCAGCTGCTTCGTATCTTTTAAAATACTGAATAAAAACAGTCATCCAATCTAACCATCCACGACCATGGTTTTTATCATTTGCTAATGATACAATTCCGCCTATTCTTTGGTCATAAACATAAGTTGGATAAAGGTCATTCATAGCTCTTACGTCTAGTAAACCTTTTTTGCCAGCGTCTTTTACTTCTAGGTAATTAATTACGTCTTCACCTACTAGCAAATCTTCTGGAAACTGTGCATATTCTACTGCTTTACGAGAATACCATGTGACTCTATTATGTGATTCACAGCCATTAACATAATCATGTTCGTATTTTGTTAATTCTTGGTGAGCATCAGATAACAGTGTTAAGTATGGACTTCCTTTTTCAATCCAATTTCCGGCCATGGCCCAATCCCACCAGCCCTGGGGCCTTAAGAAACATCTATATCCACGTCCGGCAATGTGTTCTTGATTATTAGGGTCTAATGCATGTCGGTGTGATGACCTTATTGCATCGTCCCATCGCATGTGCCAACTATAACCTTCGTTTGGAATAATACCATATTGGTTTTCTATTGAAATTACATCTGGAGGTGTAGGCCTTACCCAATCATCAGGTGCACCAGCTGCTGTAGCATGTGCTTCTGGATTTGCAAGTGCTTTATATAAGTAAATTCCATGAGGTGTTAAAAAGTCATCACCATCTATCATTACCATATAGTCATCGTCAGATTTTAAAAATTCAGTAAGAACAGAGTTTTTACCTTTTGAAGGTCCTCCATTACTTTTTGTAGATACCCAAGATATCCCTTCTGAATCAAGCCATTCTGTAGCAGTGGCTTTAAAATTATCATTTCTTGTATTAATTACAAATTTTACTTCTGACTTATCAAGTGTTTGACTTTGACTACCGTCCCACATGCGCTTATGCCTTTTCATTGCGGCAACGCCTCGTGTAATTAATACATAGAATCCTAGCTTCTTAGCTGACATATTAAATCCTAAATTGGGTAGATTGGCCAAACAACACTATTTGGAAAAGTTTCCTGTTTAGTGATATCTCTTAAAGCTTTTCTATAAGCTTTCATTTCATCACTCATTGTTCTATCTGATAAAGCAAAAATATCAGTTATACCAATCTCTTGATTTCTTCTTTCTCTAATTTGAAAAGCCATGTCTTCAGGTGATTTTTCTGTAACTGTATATGTTTTATATTTAGTAGTAGCATCTTCAGTCCATTCCCATGTTAAGTCAGAAACTTGTGGGTCAAAATCTGGTTCATCTGAAAGAACAATTTCTTTAATTGTTTTAGTAGGTTCAGCAACTACATAATTATCTACAACACCTTTAGTTTTTTTCCACCATTTTGCAGCTACTGAAGCATTTTTTTCTGCAAGGGCGTGTAAATAGTCATCGTCAAAACTATCTGGTAAACCCATTTTTCTATACCAATCATTGTGTCCCTCATTTTGGTATTTAACAAGTACTTGCTTATTAATTAAATCTACTTTTTCAATTGTATATGTTATCATAATTTCTCCTTAATAAAAATAAAAGTATACTTCATTACCTGAGCCTGTCAGTTCGTCAGCTCGAGCTCCAGAATAAAGCATTTGTGCGGCATGTTTATATTTGTTTTGATGGCCTGTAAAAAATGAGTTGGCCACCCAATTGTATCTTGAATTCCATGCATTTGAATAGTGTATACCGTAAGCGCTTGGGTTTGTGTTAGATAAAGCTTTGGTATGATACAAATCAAAATATCCAGTTGTTTGTGTCCCTGACTGGCCAGCTGGTAAAGTCCCATATGCTTGTCTAGCGAATGTGTATACAGTATTTGCACTAGTTTGTGTAGTGGCATAGCCATATCCATCTGCTACTTGATAGGTTGAAGATGTTCCTCCGCCCCATGGATTGTATACGCTTCCAGGTGCGTGTGGTAGACTATCACAAAATGCTGAACAGTTGCTCCACCCACTGGTCGTTGAAGTATTAATAGATATTAAAAGATTAACACCACTTCCTGCGACTGTACTACCTGCACTAGCACTTTGCGTGGCTTGGCCTCCCATATAACCAGACAACTCAGCAACTATACCTCTAATATCTGTTGTATCTGTTAAAACGTCAGCTGTTCTACTTTCGGTTCCAAATGCAGCAGCTGATTCTCCGCTTTCAGCTACGTAATATGAACTTCCTTGATATTCACTAAATCCATATCGTGTAGCACTGTCGCTGGATTCTCCAGCTTCTATTCTAACAGTTTGTTTACTTGTACCGCGCATATCATCTACGCTAATAGTTCCAGAAACTGGTACATCATGATACGGGTCTGCATCATAATAGCCATTTATTCCGAACGGTGAAGAACCTTGATATACATCGTACTCAAGTTCTATTTCAGAAAATGCTAATGAACCATTTGTTGTTAGTGTACTCATTTAATCTCCTATAATTTACTATTATTTATAAGACTTTTACTGCTTATTCGAGTTACCAATGTTATATTTTGGACATAATTCCCAATGAGCTTTTTCTTTAAAAGGTATAACCTTAATTTGTCTCAATGGTGCAAGTTCTGTTACAGGGCCTTTTTTAATTATACTAATTAAACCCCAATCAGCCAATAAGGTGGCAATTGTGTTTCTTCTTTGTAAATCATTCTCGATTAAATTAGACGGCTTACCATCTAATAAGAATAATTCTTTAAAGTGTACTAAAAAGTACCTACCTTGCTTATGCAAAATATGACATGACTGAAAAAGTTTGTTATCTTTTCTTGACGCGACTCCAATACGAGTTAATGTTTCTCGTACTTTAAGAAAATCGTCCGGTTCGTTTAAAGATACTTCTAGCATATCAGCTGGTGACCAGTTTTTTATTTCAATATTTTCGTTTTCCACCTTTATAAATCCTTTGTTTCAATTCTTCTATTTTATCATCATTTAATAATTGTATAACAGATTTAGCCTTTTCGTCGCTATATCCATAATATTCTTTTATGACTTCGATATCGGTAACCTCTTGTGGCTTAACCCACTTTGAGAACCGTTTTTTCTTCTTAATTATATTTATAAGAAAATCATATTGAAGCCTATGGTCTAGGTGGTGTTTTAGATTCATTTCGTTAGCATATAAAATCGTATCTGGAAAGAATGACAATCCACGATTAATAATAAATGGACTGTATTCTTTTTCAGTTACATCATCGACCATAATGTTTTTCTTGGTCGAATTAATAGATTTTAAATAGTCAAACGGATTCATTCTGTTCCTGTTTTTGTTCGTATGCGATATAAACCTCTGCTTCGATTTTGTTTTCAAAGGTTTGTTCTTTGGTTATTACATTATCTTCATTAAATCGGCATGCTCTATATTTTTCAGCACCGTCATAACTAACTACAATAATATCCCATCTCATTTGAATTGTACTCCTGCCATTATTTCTGTACAACAAGCAACCATATTGAGTTCATGGTCAGCAACAAAACTATTCTTATATTGATAATCGGCGAGAATAAGAACCAACTGTGGAATACTCTGTGGATTTACATAATCGTTCATATTATCATATATTTTTCTGAATAGCTGAGCTGGGTCTGAGTCAATATTATTAGACACCCATTGTCTCATCTTTTTAAAGTCTTTAAGTTTAAGAGCGTTCATTAGCTCATTGATTGATACATCAGATAGTGAAACAAGAATACCTGAATCAATATTACCCGATGTTCCGTATCGCTGTAATTCATTTAGAACTCTTCGCCAATCTGGCATATATTTCATAATGAGTTCTGCTAAAATCTTTTCGTCATATGCAACACCTTCTTCAGCAAGAATGTTTTTGCTTCTTTGTAGAAAAGAACCACATAATTTTACCGACTCTTTTTTAGAGATATTAAATTCAATCACACTACAGCGAGAATGCAATGGGTCAATAATTCGGTTCTTAAAATTACATGTAAGTATAAATCTACAATTAGCTGAGAACTCTTCGATAAATCCTCTTAGTGCTGGTTGTGTAGATTGTGGATTAAGGTAATCCGCTTCATCGAGGATAACTACTTTGTAGCCACCTTGGAGTGAGACCGATGAAGCGAATTGTTTAATTTTGTTTCTTAGTGTATCAATACCTGATTCTTCTGAACCATTAATTAATAAATAATCTAAATCGAGTTCGTTACATAACGCTTTGGCGACTGTAGTTTTACCAAGACCAGCTGTGCCAGTCAATAGCATGTTGTGCAATTCACCTCCGTTAACAACCGCTTTAAAAGTTTGCTTAATGTTGTCTGGTAATATACAGTCGTCAATGGTTTTAGGACGATACTTTTCTACCCATAAAAATTCATTCATCCTACAAATTTCCCCGTTGCTAAATCGACTCCAGCGTCATCTACAACTCTGGTTGGCCAGTTGACATCCCACTGCTTAACAGTATCCAGTCTGAAGCTTCTCCATGCTCTTTTGTCTAATGACCAAACGGCATATGCTTCAGAATCGGCCGACATGCTGACAGTGATATCAACACCTTGTTCTTTTAGTAGTTCGGGGTTAAGAGTACATGGCATAATTCTAATTTCGCCAGTACCTATCTTTTTGAATGTGACTGTTACGTTTCCAGTCTTTAGTGCTTCGAGTAGCTTTGTTTTTTCAGTTCGTTCCATAATATAATCCTTAATAAAAAATGTGGGGAATGTCTTCCCCTCAGGTTAAGCGTCTGAATCTTCTTCAGATGGTTGCTCATCAGCAACTGGTACTTCACCTTCAGGAACTTCGTCCTTAGGTGCAGCAGCTTGTAGGAATGAAAGAATTCTATTTCTTACACCGCCTACCACTTCTAGCTCTCCGCCTTCAAATGCTCCACGCTTTGAACAGATATCAATTACCTGAACTGCGGTTGCAATATCTTGAAGACTGAGCTGAGGGGCTTGTTGCTCCTCTTGTACACCTTCAGGTGCGTTTACTTCTTCAGTCATTTGTTTCTCCTTTGCAAAGTTTATAGACTAAGATAGGAAACCCGTGTTCGGCATTTCCTACATTATCCTCATAATTAGTATGAGAATTCGGTTGTATAATATATTTATACATTGTATGTTGATGATTTCTCTAAAGCGATAAAATATTCTACTGGATAATCGTTGTTTGTCCAATTAGAAATTAGCTTAGATGAAATACTTACAAAATAATCACCAGGTAATAACTTGAGATTTGGCATATTTACAACGAAATTAAAATCGTTTTTACATGCATTATCTCTATCTAGTGTTAGTTCGAATGTATTAGATGTTGCATCTTTTTCATCAAATACTTTAGCAGTGATAACTCCGTTTTCACCGACTAGAGCTAAGTCAGTATGACCTAGAACTGAGCTGGCTTGCTTGAGAGCTTTAAGGTTATCATCTGTAAGATTGATTCCAACTTCAGCATCAGGCATTGTAATATCCTTGGATGGTTGAGTTAGAATATCAATTTCAGAGAAGTAATATTGAATCCTTTTACTTTCATCGTTCTTAATGGTAACAGATTTATCACCAAATTCTAATTGGGCATCGTCAATAAGACCATACACTGATAAGAATTCGTTTAAATCATAGATTCCAAACTCTTGTGCAAAATCTTCAACAATATCAGATGAAGCCAAAATAGTTTTAGCCTCAGAAATTGTTTTCAGTTTTTGACCAGGTTTAATTACCAAATTAGGATTAATGGTCGCAAAGTTTTTCAATACGTTAATTGTATCATTACTTAAATTCATAATATTTCCTTTTTATATTTCTGTACTATTATACCATAAAAGCGAATCATTGTACAGGTTTATTTTCGCTATCATGTATTGAAAGTGCAATAATGGAATAGTGTAAAACTTTCATTAGGTCTTTTCTATGGTCCTGACTACTTCCTTTACGTCCATACCTTTGTGCGTATTTCAATACATTTCCTATTGTGAAGCCCATACCATGGCCACAATCTAAAATAAATTCTGTTGATTGAAATTTATTTTTAGAGTAGTGACTATTGTAAGTACTATCAATATAATTTTGGAGCTCATCGATTAGAGCTCCTTCATTAAACTTATAATCTATCTTCGTCTGTTTCTTCGACATTTTGTTCCTCATTAAAATCGACTCCTGCATCTACTTTTGAGTAGAGGTCAAGGAATGCTTCTTTAGTATCATCATCAAACCTTGCAATACATAGGTCGATTGCTTTCATTCTATCGTTAAAGATTGAATTGGTTTGAACAATATGGCAGAGCCTTCTTGTTGAAATGACCTCATCGACACCATCATCATAAAAAGTTTTTCTTATGATATCTGCCCATGCGACTAGGTTTTCTGCGAAGTCTCCATCTATTGCATCAAATTTTGCCATGTGCTTCATAACAATTTTCTGTTCAACTCTTGGTGAAGGAAATTGTTGGTCGATAGAAATAGTAAATCTTTCTAGGAATGCTTCATCGATTATAGATGCTGCTGTAAACCTACCGTCATCTGAACCTTTACCTTTTGTATTCGCAGTAGCGATTACATTAAATCCAGGTTGCGGAGTAATTGTTTCACCCGTCTTTTTAACAACAACTGGTTTACCTTCAAGTATACCTTGAAGACACATAATTTTATTTGTAGCTCTGTCGATTTCATCGAGTAATAGCACTGCACCGTTTTCCATTGCTTTAAGAACTGGGCCTTTAGCAAAAACAGTTTCTCCATTGATAAGTCTGAAACCTCCAATAAGGTCGTCTTCATCTGTCTCAGGATTGATTTGTACACGTATAAACTCCCTATTAAGTTTTGCACATGATTGTTCTACCATAAATGTTTTACCATTCCCTGATAATCCAGAGATATAAGTTGGATAGAACATTTCTGATTTTAGGATTTGTGTTATGTCTTTAAAAGGACCCCAAGGTACGAACGTTGGGTCGGCTTTAGCATAACTTTTTTCTTGATTAACAATTGATTGCATTTGCAAGGTTGAACTATTAGTTTCTTCTTTTTGTCTCAAAGGAACGATAACTGAGGATAAATCATATTGACCTCTGACATCGCTTTTCACTTCGAGTAGTGGAGACCAATCAGCTTTAGAAAATCCTAAAGATTTTGCAGTATCGACGATAACTGCTTTCCTAAAAATGGTTTGGTCGGGATAACTTGCTTGTAGTTTCTCAACTATTGTATTTGTATTCACTTTCATCATAATATAAATTTCACTCCTTTAATTTAATTTATAATAGTATTGTACCAGGTTTGAGCCAATTTGTACAGTGTTTTGTTGCAGAAACATGCATGTTTTTATGCCACTGCCTGACCAAATTTGCTCATTAGGTTCTTATTATTCTTCTTGTTATTTGAGAACTTCTTGAATGCTCTTAAAACTTGACCTTTAGTCATATCTGAATCAGCTTCAATTTCGTTATCTTCGTCAGCTTTAAAGGTATCATTTTTAACGACATACCAATTATTGTATCCCATTGAATCTTTAAAGTGTACACATTTTTGTTTTTTGTGCTCTGCAAAATATTTCTTTTTAGCTTGAGTAAATTCGTTTGACCACCACATATCGTCATTGCCGTCAAAATGTGCTTTTGATATTGCATGGTTGAAATCGTTTCTATGGTCAGCAATAAAGAATCCCATAGTTTGAACACCGTATCTTTTCTTTAGATTATCTAGTAAATCTTTGGTTCCGCCAGTTCTAGCGTCTTTAAGAATTACACTCCTACCATCAATTTCTACTTTGTGTTTTGGATTATAATTTCTCTCTTGTGGTATTCTATCGATTTTATGGCTTTGCATAACTGATAGCCTATTAGTATCGCCATCAGTGATTGTAAGGAATGTTACCTTTTCAATACCAAACTTCTTTTTAAATTCTCTAACTAATTTGTGAGATACAATAAGTGCTTGGTTTAAAGGTGTTGAACCAAAGTCTTCACATTCGGCTCTTGACCATCTGTCATAAGGACCATTACATTGTGCCATTCTTGAGAATATATGCTTTAAAGCTTCTTCAAATTTTGATTTGGTTAAACCACTGTGAATTAGCTGAGGCATTGATAAGCTATCCATGTAAAGGTCGCCATCTCTATATAGCTCATTTACATTATTACCAGAAGTAAATGCATATACATCAAATGGAATATTAACTGCTTTACAAAACATTACGCTGTGTATTAGTTGGTCTAAAACATTGTTCAGTGAATCAAACATTGACCCAGAGTAATCGATAATCATAAACATTCCATGATTTTTACTGTTGGCCATTTTAGTAGTTTTTGCAAAGATATCTTCTGAAACTCTATAGCTGTGCAATTTGTTAACATCAATTCTACCAGTTTTTGCAGTAGTTGCATGCATCCATTGATGTGCAGCTTTTTTCTGCTCAAATTCCTTTACTGCTGGAACTATAGCCTTTTTAACTCTTTTCATATAAGCTTTAAATTTTTCTTCTGAATCTACTTTATAAAAAGGTCCAATACTATTGTTATAGCAACCGTATTGGTTTTCTAGGATTTTTTGATTTATTCTTAGTTTAGCCAATTCGTCATATTTGAAAACTACCTTTTTGAAAACTTCTTTAGAAATTTCATTGGCATAAACAAATTCAGTAGACTCTGGAAGTAATGTTTTTTCCATAGCTCTAAAAATAGAATCAGTAACTGAAATATCTTCGTCAGTATGCTCAGGTAGTGCAGTTTTTAGAGAACCTTCATCAGTTTCTTCATCATCTAATTCTTCGTCTCCAGGGTTTGAATTGCCTTGAGTGTTTTCTTCTTTTTTGTTTTCTTCTTCATCTTCGTAGTCATCGTGACCCATGTTTTGTGTTGGGTCTTCGTTTTCGGATTCTTCTTCGTCAAAATCATCTTCAGCTGTTTCTGGTTTTTGAATTAATTCCTCTTGGTTTTCTTGAGTCCAAGCTAGGATTTCTCTAACAACATCGAGTACTTCTGAAAACTCTTCTGTCTGCATAGATTTATTATAAAACGATAATTCTACATCTGACATTGGTACATCAAGAAGATTACCAATTTTAGCTTTTAGATTAATTTTATCAATGAGTTTTACTTTGTCCCAATCGATAGAATCGACATCGCCAAAAAATTCGTCAGCTACTAGTTTTTTATAGCCTCTTGACATTGGTCCGATAAGACCAGGATAATCTCTTTTAATTTTCTTTTCAATTCTGCAATCTTCAACTACATTAATATATGACCTAGGGCATCCTTCCAATTTCTCTGGACTATCGTGCCATCCCTCAAAAGGAGTATATAGTGCATGGCCAACTTCGTGACCAATAAGAAGGTCTTTGACATCTTTACCCATATCTTTCCAATCTGGAAGACCTAGAGTTCTGTTTTTGATGTCAAACCAAGCAGTAGAATATGCACCGGTTTGAACGATAACGTCTTCTTTTGCTAGTAGTTTTGCGATTGTGGTATTCATATAATCACTCCTTTATTTGAATATATGTATATTGTACCATAGCTTGAGCCATTTGTACAGTGTTTTCTGCAAATAATTGCATGTTTTTTTAGCCTGGTGCCCACACCCGGACTCGAACCGGGACGCCATAAGCGAGGGATTTTAAGTCCCTTGTGTCTACCAATTCCACCATGTGGGCCTATCAGGCTAAATATTGGCCTGCCCTGGAGGATTCGAACCTCCGACCTACGGTTTAGAAGACCGTTGCTCTATCCAGCTGAGCTAAGGGCAGATAATTAATTCTGTACCATTATACCATAGTAAAGTATGTTTGTACAGAAAAAAATGCGTTTATATTATAAAGGTATTACATTTATATGTACATAAAAGTGCAACTTTTGTACACTTATATCTACATAAAAGTGCGATTACCTTATTTTAGAGAAATTTCTATCTTTAAAGAATTCAATCTTAGACCTAAATTTATTCTCTAAGACATCTCCTTTATGAGAGATGATGAATACATTAGAACCATCTTCTAGCGTATCCAGGATTTTGGTTAGGTTATCGATTCCATCCATATCTAAACTTGAGTCAAATGTTTCGTCCAATACTAATAGATTAGTCGATGCACTATTTTTCATTTTAGCTATTTGTCTCCAAGTAAAGAGTAATGCCAAATCAATTCTTTGTTTCTCTCCTTCAGAAAATGATGCATAATTAAATGTATCTCTATGACGCGACCTAATAGTTTCGTCAAAATTTTCATCGAGATGGAATGCAACAAAGAAATCTAATACTTGTAAATATTGATTGATTAACCTATTCATGACTGGCAGATATTGTTTGATAACTTTAGTTTTAATACCTGTATCTTTTAACATCTCACCAATAGCTTCGTTATAAGTTCTTTCCTCAACGTACTCTAGTTTCTTTTCGGTAGTAGATTCTTTACTCTTTCTAAGAGTCGATAAATCCTTCTTTGCCGTCTTGCTGTCTCCTGACGTTTTAAGGAGCGTATCGATTTCCTTTTGGGTTTTGCCAATTTCCTTTTGTAAGAGTGCAACCTTGTCATTATTTGAATTTATCCTTGATTGTTTTTGCCTTAATTGATTAAGGTTGTTCATAATTTCTTGACCTTCTTTTTCTAAAGTATTTACTTCTTTTTCTAAAGAGTTTTTATGTTCTTGAACATCCTTTGCCTTTTCCTTAAGTACATCTAATTTTTTTACTTTAATAGTTGCGTCTATATCCTGCTCACATGTAGGACAAATATCGTTATCCTCAAAGAATCTGGCTTCTTCAACTAGATTTTTAATTTTATTATTAAAGTCTTTATTATAAGCTTTCATGTCTGACATTTTATCGCCGAAATACTTATAGTTCTTTTCTTCACCCTGAATCATTGTCTGTAGGTTTTTACCTAGATTTTTAGATTCTTCAAAAACTTCTGCTATTTCTTCTTTATAAACATTAATTGCATCACGCTTTATATCAACTTGTTCTTCGTTTAGACTTTCTAAATCTTTAATATATTTTGATTGTGCTTCAATTTTTGTTTTATATAAATCAATGTTATGATTAATGTCGACCAATTCTTCACGAATCTTTGAGTTTCTCTCTTTTAACAACTGATTCATTTTAGAAAAAATACCGATATCTAATAAATCTTCAATTACAGCTCTTCTTGACCAAGCAGGTAATTGCATAAATGGAATGAATGAACTACTTCCTAGTACAACTACTTGATGAAATGATTTATGGTTGAGTTTTAAAATATTTGTTTCTAAAAACTTCTGATAATCTCTAACATTAGATGCTTGATTAATCATATTACTATTTTGCCAAATCTCAAATTTAGTTGGTTTGATTCCTCTTACGATTTTAAAATCAGAATCGCCAATAGTAAATTCGACTTCGACAACAGTACCTTTACGATTAATTGAATTCATCAATTGTTTCTTATTGATATCTCTGTGTGGTTTACCAAATAATCCAAATGATAATGCATCTAGTAATGTTGATTTACCTGCACCATTTTGACCTACAATAAGTGTAGTCGGTGATTTGTTTAATGATATAGTAATAGGGTCGTTTCCTGTTGAAAGAAAATTCTTCCAGGAAACAGATTTAAAATGTATCATACTACTTCCAAGTTTTGAGCTTCAGTATAAAGCTTTCTCAATTCGACTTTTAAATGGTCTTTATCTAAATCTGTATCTACAGCATCGACATAAGAATCAAGCAGTTCGGTAGTATCTTCTAGTGAAACTTTGTCGTCTTCCACGCTATCACCTAGATACTCTTCAAATGATTCTGCAATCTTTAATTCATATGTTTCAATACTTTGTAATTTGTCGACAAATTTATCGAACATATACAAGTCGTTTTTATTAATAACAATCAGCTTAATAAATTTCCTTTCAAACTGACTCATGTCGATATCATCATAATTTACTTTTGTATCATCATAAATTACTTTTTTGAACATCGTAATTGGATTTCTTACTGGTGTAATTTCTCTTGTTTCTGTATCTAATACATGGAAATATTTTGGGTCATCTACATCAGCCCAAGTAAATTCCATTTGAGAACCAAGATATGTGACATTATCTCTGGACGATTTGGTATGAAAATGTCCGGATAGAACCATTTCAAATCTTTCAAATACATCAGCACTCATTCCGTGTGGGTTTGGTACTCCAGGTAATAAATCAAATCCTTTTAACTCTAAATGTGCACCAAGAATAGATGCTTTACAATTCATAGCCCATTTAGTGTATTCTTGGTAATTACTATTATTAATCCATGGAATTACAGCAACTTTACATCCTGCATAATCCAGGACTTTTGGTTTCATAATAATGTTGACATTTGAAGTAAAATATCCGAGCAACTCTTTGAGTGAGCACAACTCGTTAGTATTTTTAAAATAAACATCGTGATTACCAGGAATGATATCCATAGTAATACCAGCATCCCGCATAGGCTCAAGAAAATGTTTGCGATTTTGATTAAGAGCTTTAAAATTGACGAATTTTCTGTGTTCATAATAATCTCCTAAATGCAAAATATTCTTAATGTTATGCTCTTTTAGATAAGGGAAAAAGACTTCTTCATAGAATCGTTCTTGATATCTTAGAAAAATGTCACTTGAATTTCTTACACCACAATGGGTGTCGTTTAATATAGCTACTTTCATTATTTCATGAATAGCTCAAGCTTTTGCTGAGCCTTTTCTTTTTTAGCAAATTTCTTAACTTTGTCATCGTTTGTTCTAACTCTTGCAATTCTAGATTTTAGAGTATCGACATACGCCATAGTTTCGGCTGCCATTTCGTTATCCATACCAGCAGTTACAAATTCTTCAATTCCCATTCTTTCAATAAATCTAAATTTAATATCTTGTTGCTTCTTCTCTTTAGTGATT